AGATGGGTACGGGTACAGTTGACACATTTTTTAATCAATGCTAGATTGTTAATGGTACAGTTGAGTTTTTATTTTAAAAGGCAGATATAAAATGAGTGAATCAAAAAATAGAGTTGAGAAAATAGCTAAGCAGGTTCAGGACATCACCGAATTTGCACAAACCAAAGACAGTGGCGCGGCTAAGTATATAACAGACAGATGTAACACCATCGCTCGTACAGAGGATAAAAGGCTTAATATTGTCGTTGATAAAAAGACAGGTGAGATATTAGAAAAGCCCAACGTATCTTACCGATACTATACGCAAATTATGGAAGGTTACCGTAGTGCAATAAAGTCATTAAACTTTAAGCATCACGCAATAGAAAAGCATGTGAATGCCTTTATTAATAAGTATTCAGACTCGGTTGATAACTTGGCAGAAATGCTTGATCCAGAATTGCCAATCGAGACACTTCGCGAAAATTTAATAAAACTGAGAGCCAATGCCCGGAGTGGTTCAAGCTTTAAAAGTGACCTGTTAAAACTGCGTATAGAGCATCATGCTTATTACATGTTTGAACCAAAAGGTTCATACAAAGACTTTATAAGCGATCAAAATTCAAAGAACTTGAAAGCCAAATTATTAAACCAAGTACAGGTTAATCCTGATTGGATAAAAAGCCTCACAACATCACTACTGACCAAGGATGATCCAAGCGTATCAGACCTTGCTATTGGCATTGCCATAGCAACTGGCAGACGATTAACCGAGGTCATGAAAACTGGCGAAATGAAAGCCGTAAATAAATCAACGCTTTTGTTCTCAGGTCAGCTAAAAACAAAAAACCGTCATTTGTTTGAAGAAATTAAACCATACGAAATACCATCAATGATTGATAGCGGTATTGTATGCAAGGCACTGAAAAAGCTTAGAAAAGAAACTAAAGCGGAACCGCTAATTTATAAAAATGTACGCGGTGAAGAAGTTACAAGCACTGTTCTGGGCGGCGATAAAAGAGATTACAGCCACAACAGCGGTATAAACAAAAAATATAGTCCAACACTAAACAGAAATATTAAAGGATTACTGCAGGACGGTTACTTTAGCTTTAAAGATTGCCGTGCTTTATATACAGAAATAACTTATGAAGAACACGCCAAAGAAGGTGAATCACGCTCGGCTTATCGTCACAGAGTTCTTGGCCACTCGCTTATTGAAACGCAAATACACTATGAGAGCTTTAAACTCGATTCAAATATAGAAAAAATAAAGGTCATCATTAAAGGTGAAGAAAACGAAGCCAGTGGAGATGTGCAAAAAGCGCTGGTGGAGTACTTATCAAAAGCTGATGAAGAAGTTAAGTGCTACGCACGCGCACCAAAAGTGGCAATTATACATGACTGGCTAAAGCAAAAAGTAACGGATGGATTAACCCACGAAGAAATAACAGCCTCATATATTCGCCGTTTTTGCTTAATTGACGGTAAGCAAACAAACCTGAACACAATTAAAAAGTACCTTGATGAGTTTGTAAAAATCAGTGAATTTGTGCCGCCAAAAGAAAAACCGAAAAGCAAACTGGATGAGCAAATCAGAGAGCTCGAAGAAGAACTCGAAATGGCCACGGACAGACAGGACGAGATTCTTGATGAGCGAACTGAGCTTGAAGAAGAAAAAGAAGAGCTTATTGCTCGACTACCAGAAATTGATGAAGAACTTGAAAAGTCAGAAAGTGAAGCCGAAGCCATCGAGGAGCAAATTGAAGATTTAACCGAGCAGCTGGACGAACTGCGCCAACAAAAAGCTGACGAAGAATCAAAAGAAGCCGGTGATCAAAAAACTGACGAGGAAAAACAGCCTGAAATTGTGTGGCCAGATGCAAACGACATAGATGTTGAGGCCAAAAAGGTCGGTAAATACTGGAGAGCAAAGGCCACTATTAATGGAAAGGTGTTTGAAGTAGAACAACCTGGTACCAAGAAGCAAGCCATTGCCGATGTTCGTTCACTCTATAAAAGTGAAATTAACGAGTAATTAGCCAAGGGCCAGCAATGGCCCCTTTAATAACTATTAAAATATCAACGAGAATGTCATGGACAGTCAAGACTTAAAAAAAGCTATTAAGCTCTTATTAGCAGATATGTTAGAAGATGAAGTTGATTTAAAAAATAAACCATCAAGCGATATGTATGCGCAAGGGCAATTAGCGGCCACTCAGTACAATAGAGTCAAAATTGAAACAATACTTGAGGCGCTAGGCTCAAGAAGAACATCAACTATTGATGTTCAAAATTGTTTTGAAAGAAAAACGAGTAAATTTGTGCTTTTCGATGAGACTGATAAATATATTGATAAAAAGATAAAATGATATGGCTAAAAAAGTAATTCTGCGCGGGAAAGATATAACCAATATTGTTAGTAGAGTTTATTTCAAAGAAAATGAATTGATAGAGCAAAGTTTATTAACAGGTAGGAAACCAACATCAGATGTAATAGTAGAGTACAGTTCTGGTGAATGCGAGACTGTAACAAGTGATGTTATAGAGGTTACTCTTTTAAATGGTATTACATACACTGTACAACCACACAGCACCAAAAAACCCGCTTAAATGCGGGTTTGTTCATTTGAGTTTTTACTTATTTATTTAATTGCTTAAATCCTGATTTTGTAAGCGTGTAAAGTCCTGAGTCTGAAAGTTTAACCAAACCATGCTGCTTTAGCTGCTCAAGTATAAATGCCGTTGTCTCAACTGACTCACCAATAACCGAACAAATAGCCCCAAGGTAAGATCCAAAGTCTGACTGACTCAATGTGTAAATAATTGCCTGTGCGTGTGCCGTTAATTTCATAAACCCTCCAAAAAGAAACCGGGCGAACCCGGCTTATATTTATTGCTTGTTTTCTAGCGCTGATAGTAAAAGTGCTAACTTTCTTTCAAGGTCTGCAGCGGCTTTTAAATCTGGCTCGATATGCATGGCCAATAAATTGCCCTCAGCCGTTCTTTGGTTGTTCGCTTCAAAGTAAGCCTCACCAATTAACTGTGCTAACTCTTTTGCTTTTCTGTGGGCGTTTTCTAAATTGCTCATTTGCTTAATTCCTTAAATATGTATTTACTTATTTATGGGTTAAAGCATAGCTCTGGTAATAATAGGAGTCCAGTCCTATTTTTATCTGGCAAAAGAAGGGCCTCGGTAATTAAACCGATTTTAAAAATGGGTGGTTATTTAAGCTTTTTTAGTTCGTTATGGGCTTAAATTGCGCCGTTATTTGCGAGTAAATGCGAGATATAACCGATTGCGCACCCTCTTTTGGTGGCGCAGACTGCATATACCCCTCATCACGTAGCCTTACCAGTACTTGCGGCGCAAAATTAAACGGTATTCTTAGGTTCTCAGCGGCTTGTTTAAACACCGATGACCAGTTAGAAGCCTTGATTTTATTGGTTTCAGCTTGATCCACGTTTTCCATGGTATCTATATAACTATCCGGCAATGATTGGATCAATACACCTTCCAGATGTTCTAGCTTAAAGGCGGTGATTTTTTCGGCTTGGCGCTCGGCGTTTATACCCGCCATAAGGTCAAACTCACTCTTGCGGATGCTGTAACGTATGCGGCTTGTAGAACCTTCCTGAACCCTTGCCAGTTGCAACGTATCCAGTTTTAAGCCTAGCGCCTCAATAATTGCCTTAGCTTTGTTTAGCGGGTTTAATTTGCGGCTGTATGTGTTGATGTAGCCACCAAATTTATAAACGTTATTGTAAACGTGTATGTTGTCACCATCAGTTAAATGGTGCATAGCTTTGGCTAACTGCTCAGGTGATGCCATACCTTCACCCGTTTTTGGATCTAGGCCACATATTTCAAAAAAGTCTCTTAGCGCTTGGCGTTGCTTTGATAAGTAAAGTCTGTTTGAAACTGGCACACCCGCTTCAATTTCTGCGTTATCAATTCGTTTAGCTTCATCAGCTGGCATTTGCAGCAGTTCAAAATATTTTACTTTTCGTAAACCACCTTGATTCAAGAAAATAATACTTTCCTGGTTCACTTCCATGCGCAGTAAATTTTCGATGTTCCAGCGGTTAAGCTGTGCTTTTTCATCTTTAGATAAGTTATTGCGTTCGAGTAGTGCGCTACGTTCTTGGTCACTGGGTGTTGGGTTGTTTAAGTGGCGCTCAATATCAAGTGCTATTAATAAGTCACGGCTAGACTCTTTCATAGCCTTACCGATTTCTTGTTCAATTTCGTTTGTATCGAGTTGATGCAACTTGTAACCGTCCGCATATAAAATACAAAGCAAGTTATTAGCAAAATCATTTTTAGCGCGGTTCTCTTGCGCTATTAGTTCAAGCCTAAAGCGGTCGAACTCGTAATCTTCGGTGCCAATTTCAATTTTACCGCTGTCTTTATTAATGTTCACATCAAGCTGACTGTGATCGTTTGCCAGTATCATGGCCAACCACATATTAAGCGCCGACTCTTCACGGCCACTATTCATTGTTGATAAGCCAAGCACAAATTCACGCGCGTTACGGTCACGGCGTATCATTTGCAATGCATCAGACGGCGCAACCGTTCCACAGAAAATACCGTAATGGCGAGTAAAGTGCTTATTCTCAATTGAAACACCAGAGCTAATGGCCGGAGAGTAAATCAAGTAATCATACTTTTTACTTTCTTCATTTGGCGCATCAGTAAACTTTTGAACGTATTCATTCGGCTTACTTTCCGAATCAATAAAGAGCCCTTTTTTATCTGGGTATTTACTTTGCAAGTGGGTATAAAGTTTTTCACCATCACGCGCCGAGTCGTTAGCAATTAAAACCTTGTGGCCAGCTTCAACGTCTTTAGCAGCGCGTAAAAATGCGGTGTTTGAGTCGGTGTAATAAATATTAAAGTCATTACAGTTGGTGGTACCGTCAACAATATGAATTTTGCATTCCGGGTGATCATCACCGTACAGCTCTTTTAAATGTGCATTCCGGCGTTTTAATGCCAGCTCGCAAAACTCAACAAGGGTGTCGTTTGCATCAGCATCAGCAAAAACAATGTGGTCGCGTGTTGTTGATGTCATTTGCAGTATTTTATTAAATACCGCAACAGGGTAAGCAACGGCGCCACCACTTGTTGTGTGTCGTAAAGTTTGTGACGCTTCATCAATACAAAGCGCGTGTAAATTATTTAGCAGGGGTGCAAATGTGCCTTTAATCGCAGAGTTAATACAACAGGCCAGTTTGTTTGAACCGGGCAGCATGTCTTTTACGTTTGGATCTTGATAGTGAGTGATCGGCGCATACGAACTAGGCATATTTTTGCTTAGTGCATCCCACGCACCACCAATTAACGAAACTCGGTGAGCAAAAAACGCTGAGCGGTCATTCTCCCACATTAACGGCTTTATTAAGTTTTGAGTTTTACCCGATGCCATTGGGAACCTAACGATAACAATGTCACCTTGTTTAGATTTTACGTAATTTAAAACGTCATTATCGACAACCGATTTATTAAAACGCTTATACGTAATGTGATCAGGCCTAAACTTGCTGCTAGTTATACGCTTTGAAAATGAGCGAAATTCTTGTGCACCATGCACTTTTGCTTTAAATATTTTGGTTACTTTTTCGCTTAGCTTACGCACATCAATGCGGTCTTTTGCATGTTGTGTATGCAGTTTAATTGCTGCGACTACATCACTTGGTCTGTACTTTGGTAAACCAACTTGCATACCAACGCTGGCACAAATAAGCGCCTCGTTCATTAACTGGTTGTAACTGGTAAAGCTAAGCTTTTGCAAGGCCATTTCAAACGGGTCACCGTCAAGTTTAAAACGACTCTTATTACCGCGCAGTTGCTTAGTAACTTCGCGTAAACCACGGTAACAATGCAAGTCGTTCCAGTCAGTTGCTTGGAAAACGGGATCTACATGTTCAAAATTAGGTAAAAAAGCACGGTCATCTTTGTGCTTTGCTAGTAGGTTAACACCCACCAAAACACCTGCGTTGCCTTTACCTTGTTTACACTTCCATTGGTCATTATCAAGGCCGTAATGAATCACCAGGTGTGGTTGCTCTTTTTTGTATTGGTCAACAACCTTGATCATGTTGCCGCTATCTAAAGCAACAATAACCGCTACATCACAGGTATTTTTAAGGGCTAAGAATACAGATGCGCCCGTTGCAAAACCTTCAACGGCAAATACGCGCTCAGCATTGGCAAGGTCACCAATAATTAAGTGCGCCCCGCTTTTATCCATACCCCACGTAAAGTCTTTATTTGTTTTTGAGCCATCAGGCTTAGTGATGTTTTTTTCGTAAATACGTTGAACACCACGCGGCGTTCCTAGTGTATCGTGCAGCAGTAAGGAAATGAATTTACCATGCTTGTCTTGGCCAGATTTGGCTTGAACATGGTTTAAAATATCAGCAATTTTTTTCTTGTCTGTATAAACAAAAGAAGCCGCACAAGGCAGCTGGTAATGATTAGCAAGTTCAGTTTGTACATTTGCCGCCCTCCTTTTGTCTTCTTCTTGCTGTTTCAGGAGTGCGGCTTTTTGCTTACGCTCGGCTTTTTCCAGCTTCGCTTGTTTCTCGTTTTTCCGCCTTAGTTGTTCACTGGCGGATATTGGCGAGTTGATATGCTCTTTAAATAAATCCCACAAAAGCTGTAGGCCGTTGAATACAACAGTATCACCAGCACCACCTTTGTTTTTAAATGTGATTAATGGAAACTCAACGCCAGTTTTTGTACAGCGCTCAATAGATGCGTAAATACCGACTGAGTTTTTAAAGCCTTTTAATAGCTGGCTACCGTATGCGTTTACTTTACCGTCACGGCCTTTTCGCCATGAGACTCGGTCAGAAACAGCATTCCAGTTAACGCCAATTTCTTCAGCTACATTAGCTATTTCAGAAGAGTGTAGAGAGGCAACAACATCACCGCGTGAATAGTTGTCGTTGTACCATGTTAGAAATCTATTGTTATCCATACTTGCGCCATTTATGTATTTACATATTTAAGTAAATAAGTAAATGCTCAAAAGTACTTGAGTTGACTTTTAACAGCGCATAGAATACTGAGTGTGCAGTTATGGTGTATTCTTTGTTATTCTTTTTATGCGCCGTAATTAGAGTATCAGTCTCGTAAGGTTGCCGCCTTACTTGGTCCTGCTTACTCGGATGTCTATAAAGGTTTGCCGACCTTATATTCATCTTTTAAAATCATAAACTCAGTTCGTTTTGAACATTGCCGCACTCGTTGCGGCTTTTCTTTGTTTATAATCAAGCCATTCTAAAAAACTCATTAAATTTTCTTAAGTTTCATAGTAAGCTATCTGTGCAGATAATACGGAACCAGAACAAATTGATCAAGAATTTGATCACACATTGTAGTATTATTTTACTAACATCTGGTTAAGCTTATAATTTTAAAGCTTACGCAAGGAGATAAAAATGCAAGTTACTGGTGCAAATCAGACGGCTGCAACCACAGCCACAACGCAAAACAACACGGCCCAAACAGCCGAAACCGAAACAACAGCAACAGAAGAGCAAACGTTGCAAGATGATTCGGTTACATTGTCAGACGAAGCTGTAGCGCTTTCTGGCAGTGGCGGTGGTTTTTGGCCTGATGGCAAAAAACCTGACTAAGTAAGGTGTGAAAGAATGGAATCTATCATCAGCTATGTTGATGCAATGAGCATTGAACGAGTTTATTTTATCGGTCTTGCTATATGTTTATTTCTTAATGCAGTTCCTAGGGTGAGAATCCCCAAGGTATTTCATTTAGCTGTAATCATGATTGCTTTCAATGCCCTATCTCATTTGTGGTTGTTTGACTTTCTTAAAGAGCAATCAGCAGTCTACGGAGTTCAGTTTTGGGTAATTGGTTGGTGCATTTATGAGCTATTGGTGATAGTTTCCATAATCGTTTGTAGACAATTTGTAAGAAAAATTCATAATAGATTCATATTATCCGATATTTTGCTTATATTTGGGTGCGTTGTGCAGATTTTAGTATATGCATTAACGTTTGTTGCAAAGTCGCAAGGTTCGTCAGCTATGAACCTTATTTACGCTGCAACCGCTCCCACTTTGTATGTATTTACAATTGTGGTGCTGGCGTTCCCATCTATCTACAAATTTGTGGGTTTTCTCAAAGGTTACAAGGAGTTTAACGGTGACAGACGCAACCGTAGCAGGGGTCCTAGTGGTATGTTTAGCGCTAGGGTGCATCGCTTTATCTTGGGTTATTAAGAAATTTAAAAGCCCAATTGTACGAGCGTATCAAACAGACGAACTTGGTTTAGCTGATCCGATTGGTGGTGAGCTTAAGGAACTTGCTGTTCGTTATTCTAAAATTCAAGACGCAATCGATATTAACGGCCAGAAGCCGGAACATATGGAAGAACTGTTATATTTGAAAAAACAGATGGTGCGTATTGGCCGAGAACTGGAGGCCAACACTCAACATGGGGAGGTTAACCTTTCATCTTGCGCACAAAAAACTTAACAAGTGATTTTAGCGGGCTGTCTTCTTTCTTCACCAACACAGAGAATTGAGCAGCCGCTATCATATCCTTTAGTTCCATTAATCTTTCGTGATCTGCTAACTCTATAAATTCCATCTCTACTAGCGTATTTAGCGCCAGCTGCAACGAAGCTTCTAACTCTTCACGCGTAAATGAATCATGGGCTTCATCAGGCATGATTAATCGCCACGGAGATACCTTCAGTGTTTTGGCAATAACATCTAGTTTATTAACGCCAATATTGACTGAAGCGGGGTCAAACCCATCTTCGCGCATTATATTACTTATGGTCTTTTGAGACACACCACCATAGCGTACTGACCTACGGGCCAGCTCGGTACCATTTAAACCCTGCTCAGCTGCTAGCTTTTTGACGTTGGTGTGAATGTTTTTTGCACTTTCCATAATTAGCATTATAATCCTTGTTTCAAGTAAAATATTACTTGATTAAAAATTTCTTAGCAATATCATACTAAAATAAGTGTTTTTATGGATAAATCAAATAATTCTGTGCTGATAGATACAGCAAAACGATTTTTAGCTGAGCAAGCTAAGAAAAAGGGCCAATTAAAGTTAGTTGCTAAAGGCGCGAAATTAACCCAAGCGTGGGTTTATAAGTTTCATGAAGGTGTGATCCAAAACCCCTCATGTAAAAACGTTGAGCAACTACTTAGGTATGCAGGGTATGACGTAAAAGTCATGAAGCGCGAAAATAATAACCGGGACGATAATTAATCATGTTATGCAGTCAAACTCTACAAGCGGTACGCGAAGAAGTACAACAAGCACTTAACGTGCAAGCGTTAACTCGTGGCCAGTTAGATTTTGACGGTGCCATGATAACCAAACCACACAAACGCCCGGTGGTTAAAGATGAAATATCAGGTGAGCGTATTTATTCAGATCCTGTTCGCGGCTCACAAAGCCGAGGGTTCAAAAAATCAAGCACCCCACTCCCGCCAAACGCCTTTTTTCTATCGAAAATAACAAAAGAAATTCATCTGATGAGCGCTGCGCATTGCTCACTGGCTTATTTTGCTTACTCAGATTCTACAAAGTGGCGTCACACTGAAATAGTAGCCGCTTATGTCTGGCAATGTTTTTTAGATAAGCAAACAAAAGCTATTCGTAAGAAAAAAAGCGAAATATTAAAAGCCATGGTGTATTTGGCCATGCAGAACTGGCGCAACAAAACCCTTACCGACAAAGAATTACATAAACCTAAACGCATACGTGAGCTGTTAAGCATTAATGAGCATCACTGGGTGCGTGATTGGTTGCCGCATTGGAACTCAATGCACCAGGTATTAGATGGAATTGACCAAAAGATATTAACGGAGGTGTTTCATGCTACAAACACGCGAAAATCTAAGCGAACAGCTTAAACGCTTTATGCCGTTTAGACCGTGCTTATGCGGTGGCGAGTGTCCTAACTTAAAAGTTTATAAAAGTGATAGGCCTTTTAGCTTTGTTTGCCCTAAGTGCGGTTTTACTGCAGGGCCGTTTGCTGATTTACAGCCAGCAGTAACCGATTGGCACCGGGCAAATTTACCAAACAATGAACACACAGCTGAAGTGTGGGCCATGCGTTACGAAAAACAAATGGCTGAATTACAGGAGTTAGCATGAACGTATTAATGAACCACCCAGAATTATTAATTGCATCGGCTTTAATTACCGCGCTGGTACTTGCGCTTAGCTCAGTTGGTTTAATTTTAACCTCCGGTCATCAAAACTATGAGCCTGTAATCCGCCAAACCAGAAAAATTAGAGTTAAACAATTTGGTGTTTTTGACCGCGCCATAAAGGTGAATGGCCGCACTTATTACAGAGAAATTGAAACCGACACTTTTTTAGACGAGTGCTTACTTGATGATAAAGAACTCGAACAAGCTAAAACCTTAGTAGTTGAAGAAATGGACAGTAAGCCTTGGCTTACTGATAAACATTAATAAACCGCGCTCGGCGCAAAGTGAAAACCATGCAAAACAAAAGTAAAAAACATCAGCAACAAGGTGGCTGCAACCGCCGTGTTGTAAATAAAGGCTTATCAAAACTTACTCAGCAAGCAATGCGAGATGCTGAATATAGAAAAGAGCTAAGGGCTATCGAGCGCGCTCATTCTATTGGAGGGATTGATTATGATTAAAGCCACAGCAGAACAATACGCCTTTCATCGTGATAGCGCTCCAACAGCAGCTGACTACAAAAAAGCATACGAATTTTTTGATAAAAACAACGCTAAGCGTGTTGCTATGGGCATTAAACCAATAGCTTTAGTTGATCATGATGTTCCTGAAAAGTTCAGGAGGGCAGCAAAGTGATCCACCCTAACGAACTAATTGTTGATAACTACTCTGGCGGCGGTGGTGCATCGGTTGGTATTGAAATGGCATTAAAGCCAATAGGCCGTGCGGTTGATATAGCTGTAAACCATTGCCCTAGCGCTATTGATATGCACACCTTAAACCACCCAAACGCCACCCATTATTGTGAATCTGCTTTTGATGTTGATCCTGTTGTTGCTTGCAATGGCCGTCCGGTTGGGCTTGGTTGGTTTAGCCCTGATTGCCGCCACTTTTCAAAAGCGAAAGGTGCAAAGCCAGTAGACCGCGCTATTCGTGGTTTAGCTTGGCTTGTTGTTAAGTGGGGTGCATTAGTCAAGATGCGAATCTTCAAACTTGAGAATGTTGAAGAGTTTTTGACGTGGGGGCCATTGGTTGAAGACGAAAACGGAAAGTTAGTACCAGACAAAGACCGAGCTGGTGAAACCTTTGAGGGCTTTTTATTAACGCTCACAACCGGGATGCCATTAAACCACCCGGCATGGAAAGATTTAAACGCTAGCTTATTTCGTTGTAACTACGATTTAAAACAAAAACTAGCCATATTTAAGGCTGCAAAAAATGGGCTTGGCTATAACGTTAAACACGATTATATGAGCGCCCACGATTACGGTGTGCCAACAAGCCGCCGCCGTTTATTTATGGTTGGCCGTAATGATGGTTTGCCAGTTGTATTCCCTAAGCCTACCCATGGGCCAAAAGGTAGCGGTTTATTACCTTACCGAACAGCCGCCGAAATTATAGATTGGTCGTTACCGGCTCGTTCTATTTTTGATCCAACTAGACCAAAGCCGGTTGCTAAAAAATCACTTGAAAGACTAGGTAAAGGCGTTGAGCGTTTTGTTATAGATAATGACGACCCGTTCTTTGTTGAGCCTGAAATGGTTGTGCCGTTTATCACTGAGCATGCTAATGCATCAAGCCAGCGAAACATGGCAATTAATGAACCATTACGCACTTTATGCGCTCAAGTTAAAGGTGGCCACTTTGCATTGGTTGCTTGTTCAATTGTTAAGTACAGAGGTGACAACGTAGGCCATAAAGTTGACGAACCGCTGCACACAATAAGCGCCGGGGGCAATCATCTAGGTTTGGTTAAAGCTTATTTAGTTAAGTATTACGGTAATGGCGCCATTAATACATTGAATAACCCGCTGGACACTATCAGTACGCGTGACCGTTTTGGTTTGGTGATCATCAAGGGTGAAAAGTATCAAATAGTCGACATTGCTATGCGTATGTTACAGCCGCATGAGCTGTTCTTAGCAATGGGCTTTCCTGCTGATTACATCATATCTCACAACTCACAAGGCAAGAAAAACAGCAAAGCGGATCAAGTGGCCCGTTGTGGTAATGCTGTTTGTCCACCAGTTGCAGCTGCTTTAGTTGCTGCCAATGTATTTGTTGAGCCAGAAAGAATGGCTGCGTAGGGGGAACTATGGAACATGAATATAAAGAGTTCGACATTAAAAAGTACAACCAATTAAAAACACTGGCAGCAAAAGCGGCCTATTTGCTTACATGCAGAATAACAACCCGCGAAGCAATTAAATGCACAACGCCATGCTTTCAGGCAAAGGTCGGTACAGTTGAGTTACCAGTGTACGGTGACGATGAAAAGCAGACAGTAGAAAAAGCGGTGTTTTGGCTTAAAGAGTCATCACTTAATTACAAAGCACTTAGCGAAGCGGGGATCTAGTTATGTGCATAGATGAAATATTTGCTGCAATAAAATCCGAGCGTGCAGCACAAGAAAATAAATGGGGTGAGCAAAACCACCCAATGTTGCCAGTATTAACATATAGCCCTATAGAGCTTAGCTCATCATCAGTGGCTGTAAAAATTTGCGCTGAACTTGGTATTCCAACAGAAGATAGAGCGAAGGAACTCACGGACTTAAGAGCGCAACAAGGTGAGCTTTCATACTTTCACATATTGCAAGAAGAAGTGTCGGAAGCTGTTTGCGCATTAGATGATTACGAGTCAATGCGTAAAGAGTTAATTCAAGTGGCTGCGGTAACAGTTGCAATGATCCAAGCTTTAGATAGAAACGGGAGATAGCCATGGCAGTTTTTAAACGATTAACCCGTGAAGAAATACTCAAGGACTATACACATTACGGCCTTATGTATGGTGTTGTGCCTATCTACGTTGGTGATCCTAATGGTGAGAGTCGCGTTTGTGTTCGTAATTGGTGGCCAGATTGGTTACTTGATTTGGCTGATGGTGTTTTCTTTATTTGCTCATCTATTTATTTACACATTGATGACGAATACGAACCTAACTTCTTTTATAAGTTAACAGCTGAAATTCATGATGAAAACGAATGCGCTTGCTGTAAGCAAGAACCGTTTGCTGATAGATATTGCCCTACTTGCTTAGGGCCTGTTTGCCCTAAGACGGGTAATCATTGGGAGTCGTGTGAATACGAAGCCAGTACAGGAAACTGGATTAACCCGGTTCAACCATTAACTGAGCGTCAAATGATAAATGCGAAGTTAGCCAAAAGTGAAAGCACTTTGCTTGAGTTAACTCAACAAGCGAAACGAGAGCAAGCAAAAATAGCTCAATTAAAATCAAGTCTTAAGAAAATATAAGTAGGATAAACAATGCAACCTAATAATTACGGACAGCAAAATAATCACGCGCCACAAAATACACAGCAAGGCGGTAACCAAGTTAGCCAGCCAATCGACAAGGGTTATATTAAAGTGGTTAGAGAGTACATTGAAAAGAAAGTAAATGGCCAAGTCGTTTTTATACAGGGAACCAACCAGCCACAAATGACGCCACTTTACAAAGTTGTTGGAGAAGTTACGCGATGGCCAAAGCAAAACGCTCAAGGATTTTTTGATAAAGTTAAAATGTATCCGGGTACTACTATTTTGGAATCATTAACTGAAGGTGTTATTGATTGGAAATCTCAACGCCCGGCAAATAATCAAGGTGGATACTAATATGTGGTTTAGCAACTTAATAGCATACAAATTTAAACAAGACGTTTGTTACGACCAAGCTGAGTTTGAAAAGGCGCTTGAGCAAGATGTATCAAGAANACCTGGTCAAAAAGAGTTGAGCACTATGGGCTGGACTAAAGCGCTTGGTAAACATGGCAGCACATTAGCCCACTTTAGCGAAAATCGTATTTTGATCTGCAGTAAGACCATCGTGAAAGATATTAGTGCAGCGGCTATTAATGAGCAGCTGGCCGAAAAGGTTGATGTTATAGAGCGTGAAGAACAACGCCGTGTTATGAAAAAAGAAAAAGACGAGTTAAAAGAGTCGATTTTGTTTTCAATGANGGAAACGGCTTATAACAAATCGACTTTGCTTTATGCGTTTATTGACATGGAAAAGGGCTTGATTATTGTTAACTCATCGAGCTTTAACAAGGCCGAAGAGCTACTTGCTTTATTACGGAAATCACTCGGTACGCTGCCAGTGCTACCTATGTTTGCTAATGTTGATTTAGACGTATATCTAACAAGCTGGTTAGCTGATTATAAATCACCTGAAGGTTTTACTATTGGTGGTGACGCTCACTTAGAAGAGCCTGATGATAAGGCCGCTCAAACTAAGTTTAAGGGCCAAGACTTATCAAGTGACGAAGTTAAGGCGCATTTGTTCTCTGGTAGCCGAGTAACAAAGTTACAACTTAGCTATCAAGACCGCCTTACGTTTGATTTGGATAACGGTGGCCAAATTAAGCGCCTTAATTATGGTTGCGGCTTAAAAGAAGAAAACGCTGATATTTCAAAAGAAGAAATGAACAAAAAGCTTGATGCTGATTTTATTCTGGCCACAAGTGAAATAATCGAAATGCTTACCCAGTTGTTTGTTCGTGGTTTTGATGATTCTAGCTTTGCATCAACTAACGATTTAGAGATTAGAGTCGATAAAACTCCAGACTTAAAACAAGCATTAGTTGATTACTTGCACACTGAACCATCAGAAGATCCTTTTTATAATGATGCTGTCAGTTATGTGAAAGAAAGTAAAACAGCTTCGGTTTCATCTTTACAGCGCAAGCTAAGAATTGGCTATAATCGAGCGGCTCGTTTAATAGAAGAAATGGAGCTGCAAGGGATTGTGACAGAACCACAGCATAATGGTGCGCGTGAGGTGATAGCATAATGAATGGCGGTAACTACTGCCGCCCTTTGTGGCTATTCCCACCTTGCCAGCGGAATCTATCAGGTGTTTTTGGCCTTATGTATTTTCAGTATATGGGCCGTAACCCAGAATTGACATCCAAAGACAAACTATTGCATAAGCAAAAACTCTTGGTTTACAGCACACGGTTAGAGTTTTAGTGGGGTTATTATGAATCACTTTAAAAAATGGTTGATAAAAGTTTTGGTAGGTAAAGATCCTTTTGCTAAATATCAAATAAAACCCAAGGTGGTAGGCAATAAGTTAGTCGTTGATGCTGATGCTATAAGAAAAAGCCCGGTTGCTATGAGGCAAATAAGATTAGCTAGAGAAACATCAAAAAGGGGTTTTTGATTAGTTTTATTATTAACCATTAACCAGTGGTTACTTAATTAGAGATTTATTTAATTAAGTGTATTGACGAAATGGCATAGGTACGCTAGCCTATTCATTACAGTTGGATAACTGTGAAAACCGCCTTAACGGCGGTTTTTTTATGCCTGAAATTTGTCTGTTTCGTATTATCTGTCAATAAATCGATACTCGGTGATAGGGTGTAAAAATACCGCTGTTAAGTCACTAGCGCGTTGAAAAGACGTTATGCTTTTGAAGTGGGCGCGAGCTTAGTGGCCAGACTAAACCCGCATTTGAACCCATTGATTGGATCATGAGCCAAACCAAGGCCCACCACTCTACTGCAGAGAGTTGGTAGGATACTACCAAATTAATCAGTTGGATTCATGATAAATAAAAATTTTAATAACGGTGAGATTACTTTAGTAAATGCAGACTCACTGGAATACCTTAAAACACTTCCCGACAATTCTATTGATTTAATAGCGACTGATCCGCCTTATTTTCAGGTTAAGTCAAACGCTTGGGATAATCAGTGGAGTGATTCAGCCGCATTTTTAGCGTGGCTTGATGAAATTCTTTGTGAGTTTTGGCGCATCTTAAAGCCAAACGGCAGCTTATATTTGTTTTGTGGCCATGCATTAGCCGCTGACACTGAAATATTAATTAGATCACGTTTTAACGTACTAAATAATATTGTGTGGACTAAGCCAAGTGGCCCATGGAATAGAGCTTGTAAAAAAGAGCTACGCAAATACTTTGGTGCAACTGAGCGCATTATTTTTGCTGAGCATTATGGCAGCGAAGGTTATGCAAAAGGTAGCGCGGGTTATGCGACTAAATGCGCAGCTGCTCGCAAAGAAGTATTTAAACCGCTCATTGATTATTTTCGTGATGCAAAGAATAAGCTTGGCATTCGAGCAAAAGATATTAATGAGGCTACTGGCACTCAAATGTGCAGCCATTGGTTTAGTGATAGCCAATGGGCTTTACCATCGGCAGAAAATTACGCCAAGCTACAGGCTTTGTTTAAATCTAAGGGTGAAGCGTTAAAGCTTAGCCATGCAGAGTTAACCAACCAATACTGTGAGCTGCAAAAAGAGTATCAAGAGTTAACCGCATCTTATGATGAACTTAAAGCGCAATACGAAAGCTTGCGCCGCCCGTTCTCAGTTTCTAAAGAGGTGCCGTTTACTGACCACTGGCACTTTAAGTCTGTTCAGTATTATCCGGGTAAGCACCCATGTGAAAAGCCAGCTGAAATTATGGAACACATTGTTAGCTCAAGCTCACGCGAGGGTGATGTTGTTCTTGATGCGTTTGGTGGCTCACAAAGCACAGGTAAAGCCTGTTTAAAGCTAGGCCGTAAATACATTGGTATTGAGCTAGAAGAAGAAACATTCGATAGGTCAGTTGCTGCTTTTGAGCAGTTAGTAAAATGATGATCTGAAATTAACGAAACAGGCCAGCAAATGCTGGCCTTTTTATTGGGTGAAAATCATGAGCACTATTTATGCCTTACTTGGTTTTATGGCGGTTGTTTTGTTGCTGCTATCGGGTTTAGTGCTTTATGTCGTTGTATCAAATTTAAAACTCAATCGAGCAGTTATCCAGTTATGTCGATTGAATCAAGCTAAAGATAATAAACCCGATTGTATAAAGGAGGGGTTATGTAAGTGCAAAACGGATTCTAAATAATTAACCGGGCAATAAGCTCACAGGCAGGCTATTTAGCATTGGCATGGCGAACCATTAACGCACTCAGTAAAGCCTTAACTACTCAGGAACTTTTTATGATTAAACCATTTTTAACAGTCTTAGCTTTATATGCCTTGTTGCTTGTTAGCACGTTAGTGGCGCCTGATGTTGTAACCCCTGTAATGCTTGTAAGCTTTTCTTTTGGCTTGCTTAAAGCAGCAACGGTTATTGCTGTAGCTCGTCTTGTGCTTGCTTACTTGGATAAGCGCTTAGAATTTGATGTTAATGGATGGCTGAAATATCGGACTAGCAATGATAACAAAGCACTTTATTTTAGTATTCGCTTTGCTTCTGTCTTTATCGTGTTCGGCTTCATCATGGCCTAGCAAGTACGACTTACAGATTGTAAAAGCAACCAAGCAGTATTTACCAGGTGTTGATTGGAAACTGTATAAGGCCCAATTAATACAAGAAAGCAGCTTAAACCCTAACGCAGTTAGCCCAGCGGGGGCTAAAGGGTTAGCTCAATTCATGCCACTAACGTGGAATGACATTAGCAGCCAGTTGGCTGTTACAGGCACACCGTTTGATCCGCATGTAGCTATACCAGCAGGGGCTTACTATGTATCTAAGCTTAGACGCGCTTGGTCGTGGGATAGGCCGGAAGTAGATAGGCATAATTTAGCGTTAGCATCCTACAACGCTGGCTTAGGGAACATATTAAAGGCCCAGCGGCATTGTAATAACCAATCGCTATACAGCGAGATTATTTCTTGTTTGCCCTACATAACAGGTCATCACTCAAAAGAAACAATTGGCTATGTTAGGTCCATTAGGCGGTATCACTTTATTTTAAGGAATTGAGAGTTATGGCCATACGAGTTTTAGCAATATTAATGATTGTTCTTAGCATAGTTAGTGGCGTGGTTATCAAATCAAAGTCATCAGCTATTGAAGACCTAAACACCGCTAATGAGCAGCTTATTAAAGATGTTCAGCGTAAAGATTCACAGATAGCGCAATACAAAAGCGATATTGATAGTCAGGCTAAGACCATCAATGATCTGGTTGTTGAGTCGCAGGAAAAAGAAAAGCTGATAGCCAAACATTCGAGAGAACTTCAAAAGTTAAACCTCTTCAATCAGTCAGTTGAAGAGCAGATAACCGAGGTAATATCCAATGACCAGATTAGTAATGATTGGGCTAACACTCTTTTGCCTGATGATGTTAAGCGGGTGTTCGAGTACGCCACCCAAACCAGAAGTGATAACAGTCAAGGAACTGGTGAAGGTCTACCCACCTGCACATCTGATGGATGCATGCCCGCAACCATCTACCGATTTAACCTATAACGCTGACTTACTTAGGTTCAGTGTTCGCGCTCACAATGCGTTAGTTATTTGTAATTTAGATAAGAAGGCATTGAGAGAATGGCTATCGACACAACAGCAATGATTAAAGGTTTCGCGGCAACAGCAGCCACGGCCATTGCAGCACCACAGTCTCAGATAGCTGAGAACTTAGCCAAAGCAAACTGGCGTCAGCTCATTAGCTTGCAGTTTAACTTCACAGTTAGTGACTTCATCATGCTTGGCACCTTTTTAATTCTGTTCCTTAACTACTTGCATAATCGCCGTAAAACCAAGCGTGAAGCAAAAGAGAAAAAGAACATTGATAAGAGTTGGAATAACAATAAGCGATAGCGCGGCAATGCTATCAACGCCAACGCAATGTTTATAAGAGCGGCACCGTAACTGCACGTAAAGCCGCCAAAGGCGGGAGCAATCCCGCCTTCCCTTCGGGGAAAGCTTGTTTAACTAAATGAATGAATCAACATTTACTTAAACCAGTTTTTACGGGTTTGAATGTGAACGGGTCCTTTCCGGGGGGTCGGAACCACTACGGGTTTCGAACTCGCAGAAAGTCGCTCACTTTTAAAATTTTTTCATTTTTTACGGTTTCCGCTTTCCGCATGTCTGAGCCAATATTCAACCCCAACTTAAAGTTTGGTCAAAAGCAGATAAGTGAGCTGCTTGGAATCTCAGACAGACAAGTAAGAAACCTGCAAAATCAAGGCGTTCTGCCAAAAGCGAATGGTCGTAACGGGATTGATCCTAAAGCCTGTTTACGAGCTTATATTTCGTTTAAATCGGTGGACAAGCCAGAAGAACCAAAACCGGAAGCTGACTATTTTGAGTCAGAAAAGAAGCGTGAACAGCAGCTCAAGAATGATGAGCGCGAAGAACGTATCAAACTATCACAAGCAAAACGCCGAGTTCTCGAAAAAGAATATGCTCCTATTTCAATCATTACAGACACCATATCCATGGTGGCCATTGGGTTAAGAACGCGAGTTGATTCGTGGTTGCCTAAATTAAAAATGGCCTATCCAGATATGACGATTGAGCAAATTGAATTACTCAAGCGTGAATTAGCCATGGCATTGAATGAACTTGCAGACGTTAAACCAGATCTCTCAGCATACGAAGATAGCGATATCGAGAGCGGTTTCGCTAGCATTGAATCCTTTGAGAGCAACGATACCAATTACAGCGGTTGAGTGGGCCGATAAATATTTCCGCCTCCCGGAAGGCAGTTCGCAAATTGCTGGCGCTTGGGTAACGCAACCATTACAAGTTGCTTTGCTCAACATGATGACAAACGACAGCATACGTTTGTTAGGCATCAAAAAGTCAGCGCGTCTTGGTTACACCAAAATGATGGTGGCCGCGCTTTTATATTTGGCTGAACACAAAAAGCGAAGCGCTGTAGTTTATCAACCAGTTGATGATGAGTCAGACGAGTTCGTAATAGATGAGGTTGATTCGGTTATTGCCGAAATGCCCATCATCCAGAAAATTTTTCCCGATTGGGCTGTTAAGAGCGAAAACAACAAAGTATCAAAAAAGGTGATGGTTGGTTCAATCATCGACTTTCGTGGTGCAACTGCTCCGGGTAACTTTCGCCGTTTAACCAAGCAGCTCGTNATTGGTGATGAAGTTAACGCATGGCCATTAGAAGTTGGTAAAAAAGGCAAGGGCGAAGGTAACCCAATTAAGCTGGCTTTGCAGCGCTTAAAAGGGGCGAGTTTTCCAAAAGCAATTTTTGGTACCACACCAACGGTTGATGGTAATTCGCATATATCAAACATCCTTGATGACTGCGATTTAATATTCAGATTTTATTTACCGTGTCCGCATTGCGGCACGGAGCAAGTACTTGAGTTCGGTGAGCGTGACGGTGAACTAAAAGAGTACGGCTTACTTTGGGATGACACCCTCAGCACTAACGAGAAAAAAGCGAGAACGGCGCACTATAAGTGCTGCAATACATCAGAGTGCGGTCAATCATTCCACTATGCCGACTTAACAAAAATGGAGCTAGCTGGCAGATGGATTGCCGAAGACTTAACGTGGACTAAGGACGGTCTAAATTTTTACACCGAGGATGGCCGCCGAACTCAACCACCTAAAAAGGTTGGTATTGAAATCAACGCGCTTTACTCACTCAACCTTGATGGTTGGGGCGAGATTGTAGCCGAATGGCTTAGCGCAAAAGGCAAGCCAGCCAACGAGCGTGCATTCATCAACACCGTGCTTGGTCAAGATTATAAAGAAGACACCACTGAATTACTTGATCATGAAGTACTGCACGAACGCCGAGAGAAATATAAATCTCAAGTGCCAGATGGTGCTGTTTACTTAACAGGTGGCATTGATAGCCAGCGCAACCGATACGAGTTGTTCGTGTGGGGCTGGGGGCCAAATGATGAAAAGTGGCTTGTCGATAAGCAAATCATTATGGGTGATTANGACAGTGAAAAAACCCTAAAGAAAGTCGACAAAGCTATTGATGCTATTTACAAGCGCTCTGATGGTAGCGAAATGAAAGTGGGGCGCTGGTGTTGGGATACAGGTGGTATTGATCCAGATATTGTAAACAAGCGAAGCAAAAAGCACGGCTTGTTTAGAGNTATCCCAATTAAAGGCGCGAACGTATATGGCAAACCTATTGCCAACTTCCCACTTAAGCGCAACAAGAACGGCGTTTATCACACCGAAATTGGTACTGATACAGCTAAAGACTTGCTGTATCTGCACATGGAAAAGAATCCGTTAGAAAAAGGCATCGACCCAGATGGCCTGATGCACTTACCGCTTAATGACGATATTTGTGACGAAACTATTTGTCAGCAATTAGCCTCCGAGCGGCTAGTAGAAAGTAAAGGCAATATGCGCTGGAGTAACGAGGGCCGAAGAAACGAAGCACTCGATTGTTTAGTTTATGCCCTTGCTGCTTTACGCATATCAACCAGCCGATTTGGTATCAATCTATCTGAACTAGCAAAGCCAACTGCTAGCGAAGGTGAAAGCGTAGATTTAGAAGCTCTAGGAGCTGGATAAAAATGAATGATCAAGAACTTCTCATAGCAATGAGACAAGCATACCAAGACTTATTGCTTGGCAAGTCAGTCAAGGTTATGCAAAAAGATGGGCGGCGCGTTGATTTTGAACCAGCAGATAAGCAAAGCCTTTTAAACGAAATCAATCGTCTAGAAAGCAACTTAGGAACTGGTCGACGTAGACCACCTGCAGGAGTATTTTAATGAGTCATAAAGTAGAAATCCTGCATCCATCAGGCCAGCCTATTAGACAAATGTCAGGCTTTGAAGCTGGTAGCCAAGGTTTTGGTGGTCAATTAAGCGAATGGACACCCCAGCTATCAACCGAAGATGCAGCATTACTACCCACGCTCGATTTAAGCAATGCCCGGTCAGATGATCTGGTTCGTAATAATGCCTATGCATCAAATGGCTTGCGGTTGCACTTAGACAACATTGTCGGGAATATTTTTAAACTCGATTGGCAACCAGCATGGCGTAGACTAGGTTGGTCAGAGTCAGAGTTCATGGCCGTTAAAACCGATGTTGAATCGGCTTGGTTAGAGTACGCAGAAGATGAGCGCTGCTATATTGATGCAGAGCAAAAGCGTACTTTTACCATGCTGATCCGTGCGGGTATCACTCAGCATTTTAATTACGGTGACGTAATGTGTGCATCAGAGTGGATACCACGCCGTCATTCGGATTATTCAACCGCCATAAAAATGATCTCGCCAAAGCGAGTACGTAACCCGGCAAACGTTACAGACTACGATGCCAAAATTAAAGGCGGTATTAAGCATGGCAAACACGGTGAGTCGGTAGGTTTTTACGTAGCCGACAACAGCCGCAATATGCCATTTGGTATCATTGATCATAACGTTCGTTACATACCAAAAGAAACGTGGTGGGGACGGCGCAAGTTTATACATATCTTTGATGCGCGTGATGATGGCCAGTCGCGTGGTAGCAATACCTTAATGACCATCATGAGTCAGATGCACATGCTTGATAAATTGCAGCAAACCAAGCTGCAAAACGCCATTGTTAACGCCATGTATGCAGCAACAATTGAATCAGAGTTAGATTCCGAGCAAGCATTTAACTTCATCACTGGCGGTGAAGAAGCACAAAAAAATCTATGGAACTGGTTAGGCTCAGTTAATAAGTACCACAAAGGCGCAAACATTCGTATGAACGGGGTGAAAATCCCGCACTTGCTGCCCGGTGAAAGCTTAAATCTAAAAACACCAGCCAATGCCGATAACGGTTACGCTCAATTAGAAAACAGCTTTTTGCAGTATATGTCTGCGGGTACAGGTGTTTCACTTGAGCAATTTACTCATAACTTTCAAAACTCAAGTTACAGCGGCGCAAGAGCTGCTTTAAACGAAAGTTACCGTTACTTTATGGGTGACCGTAAATTCATAGCTTCACGCCAAGGCACGGCTATTTTTTCATTGTGGTTTGAAGAGGCCATTGCTAAAGGGGTTGTAAAACTCCCTCGCGGTACCAACTTTTGGCAAGCCCGTTCAGCGCTATGTCGTTGTAACTGGATTGGCTCAGGCCGCTTATCAATTGATGGTATTAAAGAAGTTAAAGAGTCGATTTTACTTATCGAATCTGGCTTATCTACATATCAAAAAGAACTGGCAAAACTTGGTGAAGACTATATCGATATTTTTGAGCAGCAAATGCGCGAAGTTCAATTACGTAAAGATAAAGGCTTGCCACCGCCAAGCTGGGTAAAAGCCGAAGAGCTAGCCCCAGAACAACCAGACGAACAACCTAAAGGTAAAACAAATGCCACAGATAGCTAGCCAATTTAATCATTGCCCGGTGCTGATGGATGCGCGTCACGTATCTAGTCTATCAACTATTAACGCAAGCCTTGATACTTCCAAAATGAGCGAGCAGCAGTTTGCCATGGTGACAGGCATAGTTAGTCAAAACAGCGAATACAAGCCTTACGAGTTTTTAAAAGGCATTGCCATTATCAACGTGTATGGTGCGCTCATTCATAACCTTGGCTGGTCATCAAAGTACGCAACGGGTTATGACGTAATTAAACGTAAATTAACCCATGCCCGTCATGACCCAGATGTAAAAGGCATCTTTTTAAAATTTCATACACCTGGTGGTACCGTATTTGGTTGCCCAGATACAGGGGATCTTATTGCTGATTGCGGTAAAGACAAACCCGTATGGACACTATCAGATGATATGGCCTATTCCGCTGGTCAATGGCTCCACGCACAAGGAACGCGCCGCTTAGTGACGCAAAGTGGTGGCCTTGGCTCAGTCGGTGTTTTAGTTGTTCACGCTAACTTTGAAAAAGCGTTAAACGACTTTGGTATAGAAATGACGCTGGTCTTTGATGGTAAGCACAAGGTTGATGGCAACCCATACGAAAGCTTACCAGCCGAAGTTAAAACCAAAATTGAAGCAGACTGTAAAAAAACCCGTGGTCAATTTGCTGCGGCAGTTTCACGCGGTACAGGCTTAAGTGTGGCCGATGTACTAAACACCGAAGCCGAATGCTTTACAGGCGAAGAAGCCGTCTCCGCTGGCCTTGCTGATGCAGTTGTCAGCAGCAACACCATTCTTGATGAATTTATCGAGTTTGTTAATACCCCTCAATCAAACCAAACAGGAATTGTTATGGACCCGAATAAAGATAAACAAAACGCTCAAGGTGCAGAGCAAGGTCAAAAGCCAGATGCTCGTGCTGAAGAACGTGCGCGCATCAAAGGCATTACAACCCATGCCAACGCAGAAGGCCGCGCAACACTAGCTGCTCATTTAGCTCACGAAACCGACTTAAGTGTTGAAGCAGCGGCTGCAATCTTAGGCTCGTCAGCAAAAGAAGTATCAGCAGTAGCGCCGCCAAAAGATGATCAAGGTAAAGGCGCTAACACTCAAAGTGATGGTTTTAAGCAAGCTATGGCGAGAGAACAGCACCCAGAACTTTCAGCTGATGGTGATCTTGATGCAGAAGGTGAAGATGATTCACCAGAAGCGCAAGCAGCTGCCATGGCTGCGTGTTATACAAACGCAACTGGAGCGAAAAAATAATGCAAGAAACATTAGATTATACTCAAGCGGTATCGGGTGATACTAAAATCACCAACGAAACCATTACCATTGCAGCGGGTGAAGTAGTGGAAAAGTTCACTCCGCTAGTGTTCGATGCTGCCACTGGCCACTACAAAGCAGCGGGTGACGCAGCTACAGCAGCGCACCTATTATCATCATTTGCAGTTGATGCAACAGCGGGTGCTAAAAAGCATGCTGCTATTAAATCAATTTGCATTGATCCTGATTTTGTTGCTTACCCTGCAGGTATGTCAGCAACAGCTAAAGCGGGTTTATTTGCTGGCACGTCTATCAGCGTTCAATCACCTGCTTAACCTTACTTTAAATTCACTATAAAAGAGCCGTATTGGCTCTTTTTTTATTTGGAAAACATCTATGTTATCTCCTATTTCTACAGCAGTGCTTATTGCACTAAAAAAACAGCTACCAGCGCGTTATTTACCAGTTTTAGCCAAAACACTGGTAAAAGGTGTGGTTACATTTACCACGCAAGAAGTCGCATTCGATAAAATCAAAAAAGGCCGCAAACTAGCACCGCTGGTATCACCCATGGTTGCTGGTAAACCACAAAAAGCGCGTGGCGGCACAATGACATCAGTTGTTCCTGCTTACGTAAAACCAACCGATGTTGTAACGCCAGACCGACTATTAAAGCGTTTACCGGGTGAAGCCATTGCTGGCGAAATGACACCTGATCAACGTTTAAGTGCGGTTCGCTCAGATATTCTTATTGATCACGAAGAGTCAATCGAGCGCCGTGAAGAGTGGATGGTCTGCGAAGTGTTAAAAACAGGCGGCGTAACACTAGAAGGCCCAGACTTTGAAGCGGTACACGTTGATTATGGCCGTTCGCCTGAAAACAACGTAACCCTGATTGGCGCGGACAAGTGGGAAAACCAAGACCTTGCTACCTACGACCCTATGGATGACATTGAAGATTGGGGTGACCGCTGCAATGTGATTGGCAACTTTGTTGTGATGGGTAAAAAATCGTGGCGTTTATTTAAAAAATTCAAGGCTGTTAAAGATGCCCTTGAGACACGCCGTGGCTCTACGTCTACCGCTGAAATTGGCCCATTAAGCAATGAGAGCTTCCAATGGTCAGGCAAAATTGGTGTGTATAACTTCTATGTATACATTGGTGCATACGAAGGTGACGACGGCAATGATGCGCTTTACATTGATGAAGATGGCGTAATGGTTACTTCAGCAGACCTTGATCTTTATATGGCATACGGCGGCATTCAAGATGCAAAAGCCAATGCTAACCGTATTGTTGAAACTACGCGTTACCCGTCTAACTGGTACTCAGACAACCCAAGTCTAGAGTGGTTACAAACTCAAGCAGCACCAGTACCTGTGTTACTTGATGCAGATGATGTCTGCTACGCACGAATTTAATTAACTTTTAGTCCTCCAAACTAGAAAAAACCAAAAGCGGCCACGATTCATGGCCGCTTTTTTATCGGAGTAATCCCATGAATAAAGCCGAATTAAACACGCAGTTAGATTTTGTTGAACAAACGCTAACTAATAAGGGCGTTGTTTTTAATAAAGCAAATCGCTCAGGCACAAACGCCGAGTTAGAAAATGAGCTAACCCGTTTAGAAGAGCTGTTATCAGATGATGATGACCAAGATGGTGAAAGTAACAACGGCCAGCAAGATGCCACCAAAGATGGTGACCAAGCGCGTGAAGACTTTTTAAAAGAGCGCGGTGAAAAAACCGATATTGTTACGATTAAAGTGCAAATCAAAAAAGGCTTGAATATCGAAACTAAGCGCTTAGGTGATGAAAAACAAGTCTTGCGTGGTGGCCAGCCTTATCTGTTACCAGCTGAATTTGCCGAAGAGCTGCTTGATGGCGGTCACGCCGATGAAGTAGAAGACGAAGAAGATGACGCTTAAGTTTGATGACTTAATGCGCCAGATTGATTCAATTGATCAGGCACATTTTGGTGAAACCTTCTCTATACAATCAGAGATTGAACGGCCCAACTTTGAAGGGGTGATCGGTGACACACCTATTTTTTTAGATGGCGCTGAAACCTTGGGTTATGAATTGAGTGTGCCATTTGCTAATTGGCAAGGGCCAAAGCCACGCAAGAACCGCGAGTCAATTACCCGCGTTAGCACTGGCGAAGTATTCTCAATTCACTCAGCCAAAGTAAGAGCCGGTGATCTCATTATTCAGTTGGTGAACTAAATGGAACTACAGCAGCAAGCCAAGCAGCTCGAACGCAAACTAAACGAGCTAAACAGCCGACAAGCCCTTTTTGCCAGAAACCGCGCCTTAAACCGAAGCTCAAAGCGTTTGAGTACATTGGTTAGCCGTGACACCGCTAAAAAAGAGCGCCTTAAATCATCATTGATTAAGCGCAAAATTCGCGTGATACAGCGTAAAAAACAGGGTGCTGCTGTAGTTATCATTGGCCGAACAGCCATTCCAGCCATACACATTGGCGAAGCACGTACGCAAATTAAGCGTAAAAACAAACAGTATTTAGTAAGTAGTGCTCAGCGTGATAAGCGTGGGCGCTATGCAAAAAGACAGCACAGCGGCAACACTGCCATTCGTGTTGGCCGTCATGTATTTGCTAACGCATTTTTACAGCGGCTAGATAGCGGTCGCTGGCATATCTTACAGCGTAAGACTTCTAAACGTTACCCGATTGATTTAGCAAAAATACCAATTAGCGGAAGCATTACTGAAGCAGCTGACAAACACAGCAAGTACATAGTGAGCGAGTATTTCCCAAGCTTGCTAGTAAAAGATCTTAAATACCGAATCGATAAGTTGAGCAAATGAAAATAAACAAACAAATAAGAAAAGAAGTGGCTCAACTTCTTAGAGCAGCAAAACACGAAGATGACACACTGGTATTCAATGAGCTGAATGTATTTAGCTACAGAGTAACAGGTCTTGGTGATGATGAATTTCCAGCTGCATCGGTATTTTTTGAGCGGGGCGAAGTTAACCCGGAACACAGTTCGGACAACCACGAAACAAAATTAGTGATCCAGTTATTTGCTACTGCAAAAGCAGACATTGATGGGGCGCTTGATGACCTAAGCGAACCAGTAATTAAAACCATGGAAGGTAATCCAGATTTAAATGGCTTAGTCGAAAGCTGCCAGTTTTCTGGGTATGACTATGTAACCGAGTCAACCGCAACACTCGGTTTAATGGAACTTGAATTTGACGTTATTTTTGACAATTAAGGAGCCATCATGGCACTAGGTAAACGCACTAAATTTCATCGTGTAACTACGGTTGCCGAAGTTGAAACCAGTAACTTAGTTGGTGAAATCATCGAAATTGATGGTCTGTCACCAACGCGAGACACAGAAGAAGACACCACATACGCATGCGAAGACGATGGTGATGCACGTACGTATGAACGCGGCCAGTTAGAACCTGGTGAGTTAACCGTAAAAATTAAGTTTAAAAAGGCTGAAAACGTCCAAGCCAAAGAAATGGAAGACGAGTTTTATGCTGCCAACATCGATGACGATGAAAAGCACATGGGCCTGTATGAAATGCATTACCCAATTACAGGCAATCCAACGCGTAAGTTTAAAGCCATTATTACTGGTGTAAGCGAGCCTTTACCCGCTAACGAGAACATGACTCAAGAGTTTAAGTTCAAACTTTCTGGCAAAATCGAGCGCGGCACATGGGTGGAAGTATAATGAGTTTACGTGATCAATTAAGAGCTGCTGCACCACTCGCCAGTAAAGAAGTCGAGCTATCGAACGGTAAAATTCGTGTTTATGAACTTGATGCAAAAGGCAGAGCTTTAGTGCTTGATTATTTAAATCAAGTAATCAAATTGCAAAACAGCGGTGAAATTAAAAGCAATCATTATGCAATTTTAACATTGTCGATTGTTTGTCACGGCTTGCGTGATGCAGAAACGTTAAAACCTGAGTTTGAGATTTCAAATCAAACAGATCGTGATGAGCTGATGTCATTAGGTGATACCAACTTAATGATTATGCATGACGCAATTTGTGAATTGTCAGGACTTGAACACCTTACCACTGAAAATCGAAATAAAGACGCTGCTGAAAAAAAGTAAATCGGCTAGCTGAACTCCCAAATCGTTTAAGTGCATTCCGAGTTGCCAAGCTATTTGGCATTTGGGATGTAGATGGTTTGCTCGAACAAATGCCATCAAGCTTGATGCAGGACTGGCTCGACTTCTTAGATTTAGAGCCAGATGGTTTTGCCGTACAAGACTATTACTTTTCAAACCTTGCTACTGTAATAGCGAACACATCAGGCAACGTTAGAAAACCACTTAAGCTAAAAGACTTTTCACTGGCGCCAAGCCAAGAGCAAACCCCAGAACAACAACTTGCAATCATAGACGGGCTATAAAGTGTCAACAAAAAGCGTACAAGACCTAATAGTAAAGCTCGTTGCCGATGGTAAGGGCTTTAAGGCAGACTTAGAAACCGCATCTAACAGCGCCAATACTTTTGCGCGTAAAACGAATGATGCAATGTTTAGCAGTCAAAAAAGCTTTGATCTGGTCAAAGGGGCGGCAGCTGGCCTTGCTTTATCTGTAGCAGCGGGTGTTACATCTATTTCAGCTATGGCGGCAGAAAATGCCAAGGCGGTTACAGAAATGGATAGGGTGGCACGTTCGCTTGATGTGAACACCACCCGATTCGATAAATTGGCTTTTGCTGCGAGTCAGTATGGCGTAGGGCAAGATGAATTTAGCCAGTTACTATCTGATACCAGTGAGCGTATTACTGAGCTTTTAACCATAGGTAGTGGTGAAGCGCTTGATATGTTCGAGCAGCTTAACATCAGTGTTGATGAATTTAAGGGTTTAAAGCCCGATGAAATGTTCATCAAAATGATGGAGGCGCTGTCTCAGGTTAACTCGCAAACCGAGCGAAATCTTTATTTACAACAAATAGCTGGTGATACGGGCCAACGCTTGTCAGAAGTGGCAGACGATGGTGCAAAAAGTTTTATTGAACTTGCGAACAGCATGGATGAATTTGGCGGCGCGCTAAATGAAGACATGATAAAGGAAAGTCGCGAACTAGATAAAACAATGAAAGAAATAAGCGCTACCAGCGGCATTGCGTTACGCAACAGCTTGATAGCACTTACACCCGTTGTTCAAGAAATTAGTGATTACTTTAAAGATTGGGCTGATAACGTCACCTTAGCGTTTGATTCATTGCGTGATGATCCGCTAACTGAAAATGGCCTAGCGTTAAAAATCACCGAAGATAAAGAAGCCCTTGCCGAGCTTAATGCTGAATTAAAAAAATACGAAAGTGGCCCTAAGTATGGTTATAGCCACGGTATTTTCTCAATGTTTTCTGGTACGAACCAAGAAGTCGTTGAGAAGATTAAAAAAAGCATTGATGAAGTAAATGAGCGCCTTGAAGAGAATCAAAAGCGTTATACAAAATTGCGTTTTGGTAGCGTGTGGGATGGCAATGGTGGCAGCAATACACAACCCACACCAGATACTACCGAAATTAGTAGTCAAGGCGGCGCAGACGCGGTTAAAACAGGCTTTAAAAAGCCAACTAACCCGCTGGCTGATGCCGAACAAGCAGCCAAAAATCTACAGCGTGTACGTGATGCACTGGCATCAGAAATTGATGTCGAAAAAAATCATTACGCGCAACGTGATCAATGGATAGACCAAGCATGGGCTGCTGGCAAAATTAATCAGTTTGAACGTGATGTATTGCTTGAACAAAGCAAACAAGCGCATGAAGAGCGCATCACTCAAATTGAAAATGACGAATTAGCCAAGCGTGTACAACGTGCCAACGAAGCAAGGCAGCTAGAAGACCAGCAACGCCGTGACCGTTGGAACCAAGAAATAGCCGAGTTACAAGGTTATCACACCCGCCTAGAAGCCGAAGAAGCCGCCCACGCAGACCGTAAGCGAAACATTCAACTTAAACATACAGGCCAATACGGCCAAATGGTAAACCAGTTTGTTGAGATGGATCGTGCATCGGGTGCTGACCGGGTTGCAATTGGCCTTGAGATTGGTGGCCAGTTAACGTCACAAGCCGCACAGAGCAGTAAAAAAGCCTTTAGGCTGCACCAGATGGTATCGGCAGGGCAAGCCCTTGTTAGTACGTTTGTGGCAGCGAGTAAGGCGCTAGAGCTGGGGCCAATTGCTGGCCCAATTGCAGCTGGTGCGATTACTGCCATGGGTATGATGAATGTCATGGCCATTAAAAACCAGCCAATGCCCCAAGGTATTGCGCACGGTGGTCTTGGCTACGTTCGTGATGATGCCACCTACTTTTTGCAACGCGGTGAATCAGTATTGTCACCTAAGCAAAATGTGGAAGTGTCAAAAGCGGCTGAAAAAATCAATACCGGTGGATCAGGTTCAAACGTAACTGTAAACCTAATTGAAGACGCAAGCCGCGCTGGCCAGTACGAGCAAAACAAAATGGGTGAAGAAGACATCATAAACGTGTTTGTTTCAAACATTAGTTTTGGCGGTGACATTGCCTCCACCTTAGAAGGTGTTTACGGCGTTCAACGTCAAGGGAGGTAACGTGTGATTGAATACCCTAAAATTTTAAAGTACCCAATTTTAAGCAGCACTTCGTTTAAGCAGCAATCAAACACATTACGCACCGAAATGGGCAGTGGCCGCGCAAGACAGCGGCAACTTTACGACAGCGTACCAACCATGATGGCTGCTACGTGGCGTTTAAGTCGTAACCAAGCAAACGTTTTTGAGGGCTTTGTTGAAATAGTGGGTGCAACTTGGTTTTTAATGAAAGTGTTAACTCCAAGAGGGTTAGTTGATCATCAAGTTCGGTTTATTAAATCCCCCTTTGAGAATTTCAAGCCGCTAGGTTCAGGCCGATGGGAATATCAAACTTCAATTGAAATAAGAAAGTACACAGTAGCGACTGAGGAACAAGCGGCAATTAGCGCACTTAGACCGAACACGCTTTCTGATTTTGTTGGAAGTATATCTAACAGCGTAAATAACTATTTGGAATAAAAAATGAGTGATTTTTTTCAATTAACATCAGAGTTAGAGCTGGCTATTAGCCAGTTAAATGATTTATTAAAAGGTGATGAGAACGCCACAGTTTTAATTGATGGAGAGCAAAAACCAAGTATCACCAAGCACATAATTGATACATTAAACTCAGTTGTTCAATTAGTTGTTGACGCAGCTGCGGATATTGATGCAGTAAAGTATGAGACAACCAGTGCAGGTCTTGCAGCTACTACATCAGGCCAGTATTTCTCTGTTGTTAGCGGTGATGATAAAGCGTTTTTAAAACTATACAAAAATGATTCTGGAACAGCGAAGTACGAGAAGACTTACCCAAACGATAAAGCGTTAGATGCTCTTTATAGCACCATTGTTGATGAACTTTTTGTTAACCAGATTGAAGGTGGAGACTTTATCGGTTCTACCCCAGACATGCGTTCAACTGTTCCCTTTGTTGATTTTGATACACAAAGTGATTTATTAAGTCGTGGTTACAAGCGCGGCGTACGTTGGAATTTAGCAAATAACTTTGCTAGAGCATCAACAAATACGAATATTAATGGTATGTATGCAGCTGGTAGCTTTTTAATGTATTCAGAAAACGCTGAGAACTTGCCTATTTTGAACGGACAGCTTACAGGCAATGTTCTTCTTTCAGAGAGTCCACAAGGCGCATTGACAGCACTGTCTAATTATTCTCAAGGTTACATACAACTTTCTGAAAATTTAATTATCGTTTATGCCTACGGGCAAATTAATAGTGATGGAGATACAAATCTACTTGTAGGCACATCTACATCGCCTGTTGATTACACTCGATTTGCCACAGGATTTTTCGGCGTTATAAAATCAGCACCTTTTGATATTAAAGCAGTGTTATCTCAATTGTTAATTGAAGATAAGTACAGACTGAGTATGTATAGAGTTTCAGGTGATTCTGATTATCAAAATACTGAGGGTGTAACTCAATTAATACAAAATTATGGTCAAAATGGTTTAGCCGAGGACATTTCAAAAGTTAGTGCTGATTCGTACCAAAATATTTTGGATAACGGTGACTTTGTTAGTTCAGACCCCGTACGCCGTTCAGGCTCTAATGTTGTTAATTTAGATATAGACGAATTTAAACAAAAAGGTTTGTATCGTGGTTTAAATTTAAGAGTTGGTGGCAATGAGTTTGTTATTACGCCGGAATTAGAAAACTTAAACGAAAAGTATGTTTTTAGTGCTTTTTACATTCATTCTAGTTCTGGCGAATTTCCAACATCTAATACGACTCTGCAGAGTGACGCTAATGGTTCGCTTACAATTTTAGAGGGTTATCAATATAAAACAATAGATGTTAACGCTCAAACTAAGTTAATGCTGCATACAGGTAAGGTTAATAGTGAAAATACCGTGAAACTTGCTATTGGATCATCATTACAACCAGTTAATAATGATTTATATACTAGCGGTTATTATTTGGCATTATCTGACAATCCAATATCGTTTGACAAAGGACTCATAGGTGTTTACACCGCAGACAAATGCCGAAAACAGATTAGAAACAACTTGCTTTCTAAATCAAGCAACTTTGTTCTCAATGGTGAAAATGAAGACTCATATATTTTAGGTGTACAAGGAACCGACACAATAAAAAGAGTTGTTAGGCCTTTCCCTAGAAAGGACATGATCAATGAGTTTAAAGTTTTTAATTTTAACGGTGATTACATTAATGGCCAAGTAGTTAAAACAGGCTCTGATGATGTAGCTCCACATCGTGTATTAGGAACAACAGTTGGTGCGAACCATGGTTATAAGATGGGGCGCTATGCAGTTGCTGCACATAATAAATTGGATTCAGATATCGGTAGCATTTACATAAATTCAGGGCAAGAATTTATTATCCTCGGAATTTATGATACTGATTCTTTGTGGTTAGCTCACAAAGTAAGTAACTCTACCAACGATTTAATTAGTGGAACTTTCACTCATGTTTCGGGCGGTGTAAACACATCTTCATTTGTAGGTAACTTTATTAGTTATAAAGATTTTCACCCTGTTTTTCAAAACAGAAAAATCAAAGTTGTTGTAGATGAAGATGAAGTAACCGAAAAGAAAGGTTACGTATTTAAGAGTACGGTTAAGTTTATTGAAACTTACGACATACTTTCTAGAGAAGAAGTTTTAGACTGGTATATAAACTATAGAGCTGAGGGTGAAATTCAGCCCAAGGGCATGAGTCCATCATACTCGGTTTCTATGGTCTATGAGTTTAATACGCGCGGTGATTGCACTATCTATTCTGATCTTGTTTTTCTTAAGCCAGTAGAGGTTCAAGATTTGATGTTTTTGCAAGCAATGCGTTCAGAGCTTAACCGTTATTACATTCCTAAGTGCGTACCATTTGTTCAGCAAGAAGTTGATTTTAATTACTCATTAATAGAGCCAGCTAATAAAACATCAAGCAATGGTTTGAGTAGCATTTACTTAAACGCACAACGTTTAGAGCAAAACAAATTGCCTGATCGATTTGTTGGTTTTAATGATGGATCAGGCGCATGCTTTTCCATGGGTTATTTACCTGTATATTCGGCAGACTTAGCAACAAGAATAGAAAATACAGTTAATCGCTCTTGGGAGATTCGTGGTAATACTGACAAGATGTATCCGCGAATTTTAGATAAAGGTGATTTTATAGCTTCTGTAGGTGAAAGCTACAGCATTATTGGCTATAGAAATGTTTTTAAACCGTCAAGCGGTGTGACTTCTAACTATCCGGTTAAAAGTAAAGCTGGTGATTACTACTTTATTGATTGGCATGATGTAAGTAAGACGCATAGAGTTGAGCTTCCTATCGAGTATCATGGTCGTGAAATAACCGTCGTAGAAAAGTCTGACAATGTAGTTTTACACTCAAAAATGATTACCGACTCTCTATCAGCGACTGTAGATTGCCTCGGCAGTTATGGCTATCTTGTAGTTAAGTTCAATTAGGAAAATCATGAGTAAAGCACTTGAAGTTGTTTATGCAAGCGCTCCGGCTAATGACTTACCTATACATACCTTACATTTGTTTGGTGAGTCGTTTGGCCAGATGTACTTGTGCCAAGGTTTTGATGACTTAGTGTTAACGCTTGAAAATGGCGAACAGGTGGCATTTACTGCATGCGGCTTGGGGTTATCACTCCCCAAGCGCGGCATGAAGTCACGACAGTCTTTGCAGTTTCAAATAGACAATGTAACGGGTGAAGCTAAGCGCCGCATTAAAGATGCGCGAGAAGACGGCAAGCCCGTTTATTGTACCTACCGCGTTTATACTAAATCTGATTTAACAGAACCTGCTGATCCGCCTATCACTATGAATGTGATAGATACCAAAACCAACCGTAAAAGCGCGAATATTGTTGCATCATTTGCTGATTTAATTAATCGAGCATGGCCAAGAGCGCGCTATACGCCCCAACTTGCACCGGGGCTTAAATACTTTAGTTAATAGTATGCCTTACACGATTAAAGACTATTTGCGTGTGCCTTACGTAGACGGTGGTCGTGATATGTTGGGGTTTGATTGCTGGGGTATGACCCGGCATCGACTTCACCACCATTACGGCCACCCTCTATTTGAGTCGTTTGGACATATTAACCCAGATGACAAACCCACTCTTACTACAGCTTACAAGCAAATCGTTGATGAATTTTCAGTATGTAACCCCAAGCCGGGCGCTATTGCGTGTGGATTTAAGCTTAACTGCTTAGTGCATATGGGAACATGCGAAGTCATAGACGGTGAGCTAAGGGTTTTGCACACATCAAGAAAAAATGGTGCCTCACACATTAAGGTTGCCGATTTTAAACGCCTTTTTATTGGGGTTAAGTTTTATGAATACGAAGGTTGATATTAAGGTCTACCCGAACAAACTTGATCAATCACTTGTTGAACCAACGCATGGCCATGTTGGCAGTTCGTTGCACGAATGGCTGGTTGATAATGTGCCATCGTACTATGAAAGGGTGGTACCGTTATTTAGCGCAGTTATTAATGGTGAAGTGCTACCACCAAGCCAGTGGCGTGAATATCGTTTTAAAGCCGGTGATGAAATAAAGCTAATTATTGAGCCAAAAGACCCGGTAACAATTGCTTATGCAGTCATTGCGGTGATTGCTATTGGTGTGGCTATTTATACAGCCAACCAGATACCTGACAATTACAATAATACTACGCCTGATGGTAGCTCTATTTATAGTGTTAACGCGCAAGGCAACAAACCCAAGCTTATGGGTGTTATTCCGCAAATTGCAGGGCGACATCAGTATTTTCCCGATTATTTAACCATGCCCCGCAAGGAATATATAAATAACGAAGAATACCTGTTTCTGATGCTTAGTTTTGGCTGGGGCGAGTATGAAATACTAGATGAAGATATCACGATTGCTGATACTCCAGTATCTAATTATGTGGGTGATATTGATTATCAAGTATTTGGCCCGGGTGAAGATGTAACAGGCCATGAAGCACACAGAAACGTTTATACATCGTCGGGCGTTGGTGCTACATCGGGTAACGTAGGTATTGAGCTAAAAGGCCGAACTGTAAGCACAGGTGGTGGTAATAGCCGTTATGTTTATTGGTTTTCAGGTACTGAGTTAGTTGTATATTTACTTGAATGGGAGGGTGAGTTTGGTGGTTATACCCGACTGAAAGTTACTCCACCATTTGAAGTAGGCGAAATATTAACTATTTCTGGCACATTGGAAGGCCAGAATGATGGTTATTTTGAGCTTTTGAGTAAAGACCGTGATGGTAGCCAAGTAAATAAAGTTGACGGCCAATCACAAGATGATACGAGCTGGACAGGCTTTGTTACTGAAAATGAAAGTAACGCTAGTGTATCTGTTGAAAATGGTGGTGGTGATGGTCAGTTTAATGGCCCTCACTTTGCTTGCCCTGCAGGTGAAGTTACCGACACTATATGGTGTGACTTTATGTTGCCGCAAGGTTTAGGTGAACTTGATGATGACGGTAACTTTTTAAGCCGTAGCGTAACATTGCGTATTGAATATCGAGCTGAAGGTGCGCAGAACTGGACCACGCTTCCGGATGAAGTTTTTAGCAACTCAACCAATGACCAATTAGCACGAACAGTTAAATTCACATTGCCGCAAAAAATACGCCCTGAAGTGCGTATAAAGCGTGTGACATCGGCCAGTAATGACACCCGAATTTATGATGACATTTACTGGACAAAGCTTAAGTGTGAACTAGAAACGCCAACTAAGTACGATGGTCTAACGACCATAGCGGTAAAAATTCGCGGTACAAACGCGCTAGCAAGTGCTGCGCAAGATAAGTTTAAAGTAGTCGGCACCAGAATTTTACCAGTGTACGAAAATGGTGCGTGGAGCCAACCAAGGCCAACCAGAGACATAGCCCCATTTTTTGCTTATATACCAAAAAGTGTTGGCCATGGTGATGATAAGCTTGGGCTTGATGAGCTGGAAACACTGCATAACATTTGGCATCCAAGAGGTGATGAATTTAACGCGGTGTTCGATAGTGAAACCACGGTACTTGAAGCGCTTAAGCGAGTATTGTTGCCGGGCTTTGCTGAGCCAGTTATTGATTACGGAAAAATCACACCAATTCGTGATCAGCAGCGTACTCAACCGCAATACATGTACACGCCTGATAACACCATAGGGTTAATTGAGGAAAGCTCAAAACTGATTGATGAAGATGAGCCAGATGGGGTAGAGGTTGAATTTACCAGCCCTGTTACATGGAAGTCTGAAACCATTTTGTGCTTGTTGCCCGGTGATAATGGTTACAACCCTGAGAAGGTGCGTGCGTTTGGCGTAACCGACAGGAACAAGGCATATCAGATAGGCATGCGAAAACGCCGCATACGCCGATACAGGCGCTCTAAGATTGAATTTAAAACAGAAATGGACGCTTTAAATTCGCGGTACCTAGATTATTGTGCGGTGGCTGACCAAATCCCCGGCTTTGAACAAACAGGCCGTGTTGAATTTGTGTTTAACAGAACGCTTTATCTTGATGCTGATCTTGAATGGGCAGCTGGTGAAAGTTATGTAATCTCACTAAGAAAACCTGATGGTAAATTGTCTGGGCCTTACACGGCTACGAAAGGCAATAGTGCTAATGAAGTGGTTATCGATCGTGATTTAGATTTTGAGCCTGTGCTTGATGGTTCTATGGAACCACCGCTATTCGCATTTGGTAAAACTGACGAGTGGTGTACGTTTGTGATCATCACAGATATTAAGCCGTCATCAACGAACCGGGTAAGCGTAAGCGCTGAAAATGATGATCCAAGAGTCTATTTGGATGATGACAGCAACGCGCCTATTGATATTCCTACCGTAATCCCTCCATATATCCTATAAACAAAAAGCAGCCATTACGGCTGCTTTTCCCTTCTTCTATCTATTCGATTGAATGTGCCATTTAATACAATGGTAATGCCTACCCCAATCAAGAACCCAATCAAATTAAAACTAATTGTTAGCATGATCGTCATAGCAATTAGCAGCAACGCTACCAGTATTTTAGTAATCCCTAACATGTTTGGCTCCTTAAAAGTTAAAGGCCAATAGTTGAAAACTTTTTAAGGTGTGTCAACTATTGGCCGTTGGTTAATTGGTGTTAGCTTTCCATCATTTCAATTGTTTCTACATTGCTTTTTAGCTCTAAAAACAACTCTCCAAGCGCTTCAATTTCATCACTGGTATAACCAAATTTATATAAATCATCTTCGGTTACATAATGAAAAAGCTTTCTAGCCGCTAAAACACCAGCTTTTGAAAGCTCTATTTCAAACGTTTCATCGTCCATTAGATTACCACTCCCTGTTTTATTCTAAGGCCACACTTGTTGTTTTTAGCCCAAATTAAAAAACGCTGAGTCCAATACTCACTTTCAAAAATATTTTTAAGTGGCATCTTAATTAATGTGTTAAGATCTTTATCTGACATAACTATTTCCTGCATGGTTTTGGTTGTGTTGTAGGGCCAAGTTGCAGCTTGGCCCTTCGCTTTAAAATCTATTTATCAAATTTGAATCCATCGACCCCAATATCAAATGGGTTGTTACCTTCGCCCCGTTCGTACTTATCAAACAAGTCCACCAGCGCTTCAGTTACTAATGAGCGGAATGAAACCGCTTTATCGTCTGGTGTGCGTGTGTCGTTAGTTAGCTGCTTTACAGCTTTCCATATTTGGCGGTCTAGCTCTACGTTCGCTTTATGAATGTTGTCTTTACTCATAAAGTTATCGACTCTCGAAACCATCTCTAATGCCTTTTTCTTGGCATCACTATTATTAACACCTGGTGAAAGTGAAAAACTGGTATCTTTAGGCATTGGTAAACTCCACAATTTCGGCGGTAATATTTGGGATATCTTCTTGCGCTTTTTTGTGCGCTGACTCAGTTGCTTTTGCTTCTATAACACTTAAGCCTTTAGCAGCTGTCTCGGTATAGAAGGTTGTACGGTGAGTACAATTTTGAAGTAAAGGTAATTCGTAGCCCTTTATGATCTCACGAACCTCAGATGTCATTCGCGTTTGCATGGCCATAGTTATTAAAAACGCGGCCTTTGGTTTACCGTCAGTAACTTCTTGTCGAGCTTTTATCAAGTCAACTAAATCAGCACAGGCCCAAACATCATAAGGCGAAGGTTGAACAGGTATAATAACGGTATCAGATACCTTGATAGCCACAGCTGCCAGCTCAGACACTTGTGGTGAACCATCGATGATCACGTAGTCATAATCACGCGCAATGCGTGGTAGGTCACGCGCCAGATTTTTACCCATGGCAATTACTGGGAATGTGTCTTCATCTTCACCTTTAGCTGCTGACCACTTACTTGCACTGCCTTGGGCATCCAAGTCAACTAGCAGGACACTATGGCCACTTTTATGTAATTGCGAAGCTATGTTGGTGCTTGATGTGGTTTTACCAGCACCCCCTTTTTGGTTTAACAACGATATTATTTTTGGCATAAGGCCTCCTTTGTTGTCAGATAATTTAGCATTATAATACTTAAATGTGCAAATACATATTTACTTATTTTTAAACTTTCCTATCGTAATTGAATTAACCGATCTGAACACTTCCTTTTTACAAACCTTTAGACCTTAATTAAAACAATGAGTTATCAAAATTTTATAACTGTACTTCCTATTTAGGAACCTATCTAAATGCAACTGTACAGCACTGTAATAGCATGCGCGTTTATATCCATGGCAAAGCTAGCATGACAAAACAAAGCATATAATTAAGGCTGTTAAGCGCGATTTGTGAAGGTGCTTAATTATGAGACTTTAATGCTAAATAAAAGAACCGCGTCAAAAAGTTACATTAACAAAACAACTGTACTTTAATTTATCGCCACAACTAACAAAGAACAATAAAACTGTACCCTTAACCAATTGCATATAACTGTACCCGCAACCCATATCGTAACTGTACTCATCCCCACATTATAACTGTACACGCCACCATGCACCCAACTGTACCAATGGATTAC